TTATCCTCTAATTTACAATCCATAGTTAGTGGAAGTGATGAGGTAATTGAAAAATATTTACATTATAAAATTAAAGCATGAAGAAATTCAACTTTCTAAGCTCTCTAAATGTGTCAAAAGATGTTGAGATGAAGTTATCCTCTAATTTACAATCCATAGTTAGTGGAAGTGATGAGGTAATTGAAAACCCTATTCTACTTCGCAAGCCTGCTGAGACTATTCTTAAAGAATGGGATGTGGTGTATGAAGCAAACATCGGATTGGTTAATAGTGTCCTTCGAGATCTTGAGGCCTCGAATAGATCTAAATTTGGTCCAAGAAGTATTTCATTACCTTGGGAAGATCGTCGAGCTGGCGTGCTAGCATACTTTGAACCCGAATCTGTTAGTAAGATGCCTCAAACACAGTTATCTAAAGTTTTACGCCAGAACCTTAGACCTAAAGATATACCTACCGCTATTAAGTTACTTAAGAATAACACAAACTCTGGCCTACCTTTTTATACGAAAAAGGGAAATGTGAAGGAGAATTACGTTAAGAATTGGTCAGAACTTCTAGAACGTAGAGACCCGTGTGTATTATTCACTAGAACTCAGGAGAAGAGTAAAACTCGTAACGTATGGGGTTATCCTATGGCAGATACCTTATTTGAAATGACGTTTTACGGTCCGATACTTGACTATCAAAGAAAACTTGATTGGCGAAATTCTCTAATTGGCTCTGATGCAGTCAACCGCAAATTAACAAGCATCATATTGCATGCAATGCGCAATAAATTAAAGCTATTAAGCATTGATTTTACTCTATACGATACAAGTGTGAAAACCACGCTACAGGAAGCTTGCTTTGATTATTTCAAAATGTTATTTCAGCCTAAATATCATAAATCATTAGATAGAATATTTAAAAGATTTAACACTATTGGTTTAATCACGCCCGATGGAGTTTACTCCGGACCACATGGCGTTCCTTCTGGTAGTACCTTTACTAATGAGGTTGACTCTGTTGCGCAGTATTTAATAGCTACTGCTTACGGTCTTGTGTCAAACGTATTTGACATCCAAGGAGATGATGGCGTTTATGCTGTCCAAGACCCAGACTCCTTAAAAGATTTCTTCCGGTCTTTTGGTTTAAATGTAAACGAGGAAAAGAGTTACGTCCACGATGACTGTTTAATATATCTGCAGAATCTATATCATATAGACTACATCAAGGATGGAATAATTGGGGGTATATATCCTACTTATCGAGCTTTAAATAGAATATTATACCTAGAGAGATATATAGACTTTGTTGGGGATGATATCAAGGGTAAAGATTATTTCTCTATTAGAACGATCTGTATTCTTGAGAATTGTAAGTTTCACCCCTTATTCCGGGACTTAGTCGAACTAGTTTATAAAAGCGATAAATACAAACTAGCATATAGCGACGAAGGACTTGCCAAATACATAGAGAGATTTGATAAGTCTAATGGTGTCGCGAACGTATTAAAATTTCGTTACGAAGATGAACCTAGTGGTTTGAATGACTTCGAAACGGTTAAAATAATACGTGAGCTTAACCAGGAGTTTTCTTCATGAAAACTCTCCTTGTTTAACATGTGAGTAAGGAGCTTCAAATGGCTAGAAAACGTAAAAGACGATTACAGATATCACCTCAAACTATGATTAAATTAGGCGCTTTAGGTGCAGCAGGTGCAGTAGCAGTTGGAACACAAGCATCTAGAATTGAAAATGCAATTCCTAGACCTAAGAAACCAGCTTTTGTAAACGTTAACAATATTCCACCAGGTGGATTTGCTATTCCAGCAGGAAGAATTAACATTCCGCCTCAACCGCCTACGCTACCTCCGGGTACTAATCCAAATCCGCCATCGGATAATTCTAATAAGCAAGTTGCCACTGTATCAACACGATCAGCTGGACGAGCAGGTGGTAGTTTTACTCCCGCTCAAGTAAGACAACGTAAGAATAATGCTGGCTTTCTTGCTAAAATGGCAAGTGGTATTACCACTGCTGAGAGAGCTATTAACGCATCAATTCAAGCTAAGAACATGTATGATCAATTTAGAAATGCAACAAATTCAAGTAGTGGAAACACAGGAGGAGGAAAACCCATGGGTAAGAGAGGTAGATCATCAAGTATAGGCGCAGGAGATTACACATTTTACGGTACTAATAGAGGCAACCCAGAGACAGTGGACGTGTCAAGCGGCGTTCCAACGGGTTTAATTACTAACCCAGGAGAGAAGTATAATTCTGATGACTACTCCCAATTATTTGGTTTGAGTGGCATGCTTTTCTCAGCAGGAAATCTTAATAAAGATACAGCTTTTAATAACGTTTTATCTAATTATATTTACCCATACGTTTCTAGAGAAATTCAAAATAATTTGAATTATGCATATTTCATGCTTGAAGGTAGATTTAAAGACTATATTTATTCTTTATCCGCTGCACTTCAAATTTATTACATGTTAAATAAAATAATTGTTTACACTAATAACACTAATAATAGAAACGAAGCAATGCAGTACTTAAGAACTAAGATTACATCTGAAATCAGACTGCGTTATAATGCGTTAGAGCAGTATCTAACTACATTACCAATTCCACCTAACATGCTTAAGCTTGTTAGATTTATGTACCAAAACTTTACACAAAGCAGTGTAAATTACTCACCAGAATATACTCTGATTTATGGTAACATGTTCAATGATAAAGCACCTGAACTTACAGTAGTTGATTTAGCTAATATTAATGACTTACTATATAGTTATAAACTTAGTGTTAACTTAATTGATCAAGCTATTGCAAATATTAAACTTTATGATTATGATGTTAACAAAATTTATCAAGCCATGCCACAATGGAGAGTTAGTGGTGGTGTAATGCCGGGTCTTTCAGATAGACCAGTATATAGTGAAAAATTCAACACATTTTGGTTCAATAGTTGTATAGCTTATGACGGTTATGTGGGTTCAACTACTAAATATACTGTTAGTGGTGCCTTAACAGCTGGATTCCGATACTGGTTATTTGAAGATTGGCAAGACATGGATGGTATTGTCTATGCTTTAAGTTCATTCTTCTTAACCACTGACAATACAGTTTGCCGACCTGGTTTATGGACACCTTGTAATGCTTTTGGTGAGATCGCAGCTGCTGATAAAGAATACGCGAATAGTGCATACAGTTATGACGTTTCGTCAAACGTTAAAGCGTTTAGACCAATTTATTTCAAAACAGGTGATAGTAATAAATTAAGACGTATGCACGCTTTTAATAATCAAGAAACTGTTTATTACAACAAAGTTACTAGCGTGTTTGCTACAGTAGCCCAAGCAGATCCACGTGGTATGGTAGCTCAAGAAGCAACATTCCAACTGGGTACTCCGTCGGTGACCTTGAGGCGAAGGCTTCTGCAGAGCGATCCGCTCTCCTGGCCATGCTCGACATCCATCTCTTGCACGTGCATCTATGTCCCAACGGACATCGATGGCCGATGCGTTGAATCCGCC